GAAGACGGCCTTCGAGACGCAGGCAAGGCTTGAGGAATACCGCCGCGCCATCCTGCCGTTCACCGGCCCTATCGAGAGCGAATACCACCTGCCGCTGCTGGACATCGGGTTCCAGATGGCGGTGCGAAACAACGCCTTCAACATCGAGGACATGCCCAGGGCCTTGGGCGATCGGGAGATCACCTTCACGTTCGAAGGCCCGCTGAACACAGCAGAGGGCCGGCAGAACGTCCAGGCCTTTCAGGAATCGCTCCAGATCGTTGCCGGCGGCGCGGAGATCGACAAGTCGGTGGCCACTCTCATCGACTGGAAGAAAGCCACCAAGGACGCCGTGCGCGGCACACAGGCACCGGCCGACTGGTTCAACGACGAAGAGACGCAGCAGGGTGCTGAGGACCAGCAGAGCACAGTTGACGGGCTTACGCAGGCCGCTGCCGCGCTTCAGGGCGGGGCCGTGGTGGGCAAGAACGTCGCCGACGCTTCCTTGGCCCTTCAGCAGGCGGGCATGATCCAGCAGCCGCGAGTGGCTGCGTGAGGTTCCTCGTCGTCCTGATGGCGGTGCAATTGGCGAGCTGCGCGACACGCGCCCCGGATATGTCACGTGAAACATCGCTGGCGATTGTGAAACTGGTCAACGCCAACGAGCGGGGCGCCCGGCGATGATTAGGTACACCTGCCGGTGGTTCGCGTTCGAAATCGGGTATAGCTACAAGTACGATACGACCGGCGTTTGGCTCTTTGGCCCGCACCATAATCAGCGGTCCAGAACCGGCACGCTTCGAAGCGAATGCCAGTTCGTTTTCTGGTGGTATGACCAAAACAGAAACAGGCTCTGGCTCAATCCGTGGGACGTGAGTTCTCTGCCGGTTGCCGGGAACAGAGATGCCGGCTGGCGGAGGGCAATGCGCCGCTTCCGGTTTGCCAGATGGAAGATAGACCCGCGTCTGGAGCATTTTCCGGTGCGGCCCACCGAATATCACCAACTGCGGATAGCGAGGCAATCTATGTCGGCAACGCTTATTGCCATGCTTGTCATTGCCGCTTTCATTGGCGGCGCCGTCCTGGCGATGGTGCTTACCTACATTGCAGTCTGCGCGGCTATCGCAATGGCGCTTGGCTGGTAATGGAAGCTCACGCCCCCGCTCCATACGACAAAGACATTCTGATGGCCGTCCGCGCCTTCCTCGACGGCAAGGCCAACGAAGGCCAGCAGATCATGGCCGCTGACTGGATCATCAGCGAGGTCTGCAACTACTACGACCTGAGCTACCGGGCAGGCGGCGAGGATGGCCGCAGGGCAACCGATTTCCACGAGGGCCGTCGTTTCGTCGGCGCGCAGATCGTCAAGATGACGAGGCCGGAAACGCTCAAGGCGCTTGAGACCAAACCAGTTCGAGGCAAGAGGCAAGAGGCAAAGGAATGACAGAGGCCGTACAGCCGCCGGTTGAGCCGCCGGCACCACCACCCGAAACGCCGCTCGCAATCCCTCCGGTTCCGCCGGTTGAGCCGCCCAAAGCGCCGGTTGAGGCAGAGGCGCCGAAGGAGTTCATCGCCGATCCGAAGAAGTCGGATGAGGACAATGCCAAGGCTCTCGCCGAATGGGAGAAGGCGAATCCTCCCGTCGAAAAGAGCAAGGAGCCAGCGCTTCCAGACAATTGGCGCGAGATGGCGGCCGGCAAGGATGATGACCTCCTGAAGCTCGCCAAGCGCTATGGTTCGATTGGCGGCATTCTCAAGGCGCTGGACGAAACCAAGAAAGCGCTCAGGGCTGGCAAGCCAGCGGCGGCGATGCCGGATCCCAAGGATGAAAAGGCTCTCGCCGAATGGCGCAAGGCCGAAGGCATCCCCGACGATCCGACCGGCTACAAACTGCCCGAGAGCGTGACGAAACGCATCGTGGACGAGGACAAGCCGATCCTCTCCAGTTTCACGGAGTTCGCCCACAAGAAGGGCGCCCGGCCCGATGTCGTGAACATCGCATCGGAATGGTACGTCGAAATGGCTGAGGCAGCCCAGGCCAAGCAGACGGAGGCCGACAAACAGGCCCTCGAAGATGCTGAAGATGCCCTTCGCAAGGATTGGGCGCACGGTGAATACAAGGCCAACATGACGATGGCCAAGCGCTGGATAGAGGGCATCCCCGGCATCGGCGCCGATTGGGCGGAAGCGCGCATGCCCAATGGCAAGTTGCTCGGGAGCGACCCGGCATTCATCACATGGGCGTCGGACATGGCGCGCCAGAAGTTCGGCGACCTGGCCTTCTCCACCAGCGACGGCGAGCGCAAGCACAACATGCGCCGCGAGGAAATCGAAAAGATACGCGATACCGACTTCGAGCGGTATGAGAATGAAGGCCTTGATAAGGAATTGAGAGGTCTCATAGAAAAAGACTTGGCGCGAGGCAAGCGCTGATCCGAACACCGGCCTAAGCCGGTCATCTACCCCTGAACGCGGCTTCCCCGAAAGGCCCCGCCGACAGGTTCTTCTGCCAATTCGAGCATGTTGCCCCGAAGGATACCGGCTTCCCCGAAAGGCCCCGGAACGCCTGCGGCTTCCCTTCATGACGAGCGGCCCAAACCCCCAATCGAAAACCTTGAAAGGACTGAACCATGGCTATTGAAGCCGCAATGGTCCAGTACAAGAAGGATTTCGTCCCGGCGTTTGAGCAGAAGATGAGCCTGCTCAAGCTCACCACGACGAAGGAAACCGTCTTGTCTGGCAATCAGGCGACGTTCCTTGTCTCGGGCTCCGCCAGCGATACCGCTGTCACCCGCGGCACGAACGGCCAAATCCCCTATGGCAACCCGACCAATTCGCAGCTTACCGCGACGCTGGTCGAAAAGCATGCTCCGTACGAACTGACGGGCTTCAACGTCTTCGCCTCGCAGGGCGATCAGATCAAGGTGATGCGCAACGAGTCCATCGCTGTCATCAACCGCGACATCGACCTCACCCTGCTTGCCGAGCTCGCCAACGCTACCCAAGACTATCCGTCTTCGGCGCAAACCGCGTCGTTGCAGATGGTGCTCGGCGCGCAGGCCATTCTCGGCAACAACGACGTGGACGTTGAGGACGAGAACAACATGTTCTGCGTCATCACCCCCGCCTTCCGTGGCTATCTGCTTCAGACCACCGAATTCGCCTCCGGCGATTACGTGGAAATGAAGCCGTTCGGTGGCCCGGCGCGCAAGATGTTCCGCTGGGCTGGCATCAACTGGATCGTCTCCAGCCGCGTGTCCGGTCTCGGTACGTCTTCGGAACTCTGCTACATGTTCCATCGCAACGCCATCGGCTATGCGATCAACGTGGGCGAGGAGAAGATCGCCGCCGACTACGACGCTAAGCAGGACGTGTCCTGGTCTCGCGCCAGCGTCTACCACGGAGCAAAGATTCTCCAGAACAACGGCATCGTGAAAATCACTCACGATGGCTCGGCGTTCGTTGCTACGTAAGGAGACGAGCAAATGGCATACGTTCCTGACAATCTCGCTATGGTCATCAACCCGACCGGCGGCGCCATGCCGCGCGTGTTCATGTACTTCAATTCCGCTGCGGACTCGGACGCCACCATCGTTGGTGCCTCCTGGTTCTCGGACGGCGTTACGAAGGGCATGCGCGTCGGCGACCTGGTGGACGCCATCAACACCGGCACCGCCAAGTACAAGCGCTATCAGGTTGCGTCGGTCTCCGGCGCGGCTGCTACCGTGGCGGCTCCGACCGCGATCACCTGATCCGCAACCTCGCGGCTTCGGCTGCGGTGTTGCCTCCACACGCGGTCGAGGGGGCTGGCTTTTGCTGGCCCCCGAACCGCTCCACAACCATGAGGCAGATCATGACGAAAGTTCTTCATCCCACGGCATTGCGCGCCAATGGCGCGGATTATCTGCGCACCTACCATCAAGTGAAGGTCGGGCCAGAGATCACGCTGGAGGATATCCTGAAGCCCGCGTTCTGGGCTCACCACACCAACGTCCTGCGGCCTGATGACCTGATCGACATCCTGTCCACGGACGGGGGTCTCGACATGCAGGTACGCGTCATCGGCAAGGGCATCGGCATGGTGATGGTTCGCCCATTGCGTGTCTGGGTCCGCGAACAGGAAGAGGCTGCCGATGAGAGCGAGATCGACCTTCCCGCCGGCTACATCGTCAACTTCGCGCCCAAACAGGGCTGGCGAGTGATGACGTCCGACCCGCATATGATCATCAGCAAGGATCACAAATCGCGCGAGGAAGCTACCGCCATCGCCGTCGCTCACTCGCGCAAGGCGTCGGGTCTGGTGGCGTGACCATCGGCGCCATAAGCCGATGCACGGGTGTTGCCATCACTGATGCGAACGAGATTTGCAGGGTGAGCGTTTGGCTCGATGGCGACGGGTTCGAAACTGATGACCTGACGCTGGCGGTATTCGCCATCGGCGAGTTGCCGGACAAGCGCTGGTTCATGGCTGACCTGCGAGAGTTCGACATGTCGGGAGTTCAATAAAGATGGCTTCCAAACTTAGCATCTACAAGGCCGCGCTGCGCTATCTCGGCAATGCGGCCGGTGTGGCAAGCCTTACAGAGGTCAGCCCCGCCCGTTATGCGCTGGATGATGTCTGGCAGGAGGCGGGCGAATACATGCTCGCCAAGGGCCTGTGGAACTTTGCTATCCGGTCCTCCGAATTCCAACGCGACGAAGACGTTGAACCTCTCTTCGGCTATCAGTATGCGTTCTCCAAGCCCACGGATTGGGTCCGCACCGTCTCCCTGTCCATCGACCCCACGTTCACGCAAGGGTTCGAGGATTTCGTTGACGAGACGGATTACTGGTACGCCAACAACGACACGCTCTATATCCGCTATATCTCGAACGATACGGACTACGGCTGGAACATCGGCAAATGGCGGGAGCCTTTCGCTCAAGCCTTCGCAGCCTACATGGCATTCCAGTGCGCCTTGCCGCTTTCGTCCGACAAGGGGACGCGGAACGACCTGTTCAACCTGTCAAAGACCCTCCTGACGGAAGCCAAGACGCTCGATGCCGTCGATGACAGGGTGGACTATGCGCCGGCCGGCAGACTGGTGCGAGCGAGGATTCGGCGCGGCTCGCTCACCGGGACGCTTCGCGGTCTCTGATGCCTCGCGTCAACACCTACCTGCAAAGCTTTTCGACCGGTGTGCAGGACAAGAAGCACCTGCCGCGCGTCGATCTGGAGCGGATGCGCCTGGCTGCGGAAACGCAGACCAATCTCCTGCCGCTCACCAGCGGCCCGGCCTTCATGCGGGCCGGCCTCGAATACATCTCAACCACCAACGGCAATAACAAATGCCGACTGAAGGAGTTCGTGTTCGGCGCCACCGATGCTGCGCTGATGGAATTCACCGATCAGCTCCTGCGGGTCAAGGTGGAGGATGTTCTTGTCACTCGCCCCACCGTTACCGCAGCCATCACCAACGGCGATTTCTCGTCTGGTACAGGCTGGACGCTCACGGCAACATCGGGCGCAACCAGTGCCGTCTCTGGCGGCTATCTCAATCTCACTGCCATAGCGCGCGGTTCGAAGGCGTCAGCATCTCAGACCGTCACCGTCAACGAAATCGGCACCGAACATGCCTTGAGGATTGTTGTCGAGCGCGGCCCGGTAACGCTTCGTGTCGGCTCGACATCTGGCGGTGATGAATACATCAACGAAACCACGCTGAGGACCGGCACGCATTCCCTGGCCTTCACCCCTACGGGAGCCTCGTTCTATCTACTGTTCCAATCCGAACTAGAGCAGCTAAAGCGCGTCGATAGCGTCACGATCGAGGGGGCCGGCGTCATGACGTTGCCGACGATCTGGCTTGAGGCCGATCTGTTCAAGATGCGCTTTGCGCAATCGGCGGACGTGGTGTTCGTCACCTGTGACGGGTATCGCCCGCAGCGCATTGAGCGTCGCTCCACAAGATCCTGGTCCGTCGTCAAATATCAGCCGGACAATGGACCATTCACGCTTGATCGCACGCGGGCGGTAAAGCTGACCCCGAGCGCAACGGAAGGCAATGGCACGCTCACGGCGTCGGCGCCATTCTTCAGCGCCGATCATGTCGGCACGCTGTTTTCGCTGTTTCATGAAGGCTTCACTTGCACCACGCAGTTGGCGGGTGCCGGGCAGTTCACGGATGCGTTCAAGGTCACCGGCATCTCCAGCACCGATTGGAATGATCGGCAATGGACCTACACGATCACCGGAACATGGTCGGGAACGCTGCGGTGGCAGCGGTCTTTCGATGGTGACGACAGGGGCTTCAAGCCCTATCCCTATCAGCACGGCTCATCGACCATCGACATCACCACCAATCTCGGCTCGACCAAAAACGACGACGATAGCGACAACGCGGTCATTTATTACCGGATCGGGTTTGAGGAAGGAACATACACGTCCGGCGTCGCCACCATCTCGATTACCTATGGCGCCAGCGCGGGCTCAGGCATCTGCCGGGTAACGGCTTTCAACAGTGCCACGTCGGTTGATGTCGAAATCCTCACCCCGCTGCACGGGACAAATCCGACCGACAACTGGCGCGAATGCGAATGGTCTGCAACCCAGATTTGGCCGTCCGCCGTTTCGTTCGCAGAGGGCAGGCTGTGGTTGTCCGGATCGGATCGTCTGTGGGGTTCCGTCTCTGATGGCTTCGAAGACTTTGACGACACGACAGAGGGCGATAGCGGGCCTATCTCGCGCTCCATCGCCACTGGTGGTGTGAACGACACGCAATGGCTTCTTGCCCTCCAGCGGCTTCTTGTTGGCACGGAGGGAGCCGTTTCTACGGTTAAGTCCTCGTCCTTCGATGAGCCGCTGACGCCTACAAACCTGTCGATCAAGGATTCGTCCTCCACCGGAGCATCTTCGGTGGACCCGGCCCGAGTGGATACCAGGGGTCTGTTTGTCGATCGCTCCGGCAAGGCCTTGTTCGAGCTCTCCTTCGACGGGCAGAGTTCCGACTACAACGCCACGCAGATGAGCAAGCTGGCGACAGACCTGTTTACGTCGGGCATCAAGACAGTTTCGGTTCAAAGGCGTCCTGATACGCGGATATGGATCGTCAACAACGACGGTTCCTGCGTGTGTGTCGTCTACGAGCCGTTAGAGGAAGTCCTGGCTTTCATTCCGATTGAGACGGACGGCCTGTTCGAAAGCGTGGCCGTTCTGCCGGCCGATGACCAGGACAGGGTGTATTTCGTCGTCAACCGCACCGTGAATGGTTCGACGGTTCGCTATATCGAGAAGATGGCATTGGACAGCGAGGTCAAGCCGTCCACCCTGTGCAAGGTGATGGATGCCTTCGAAAGCGGCACCAATTCCCCGGCATCGGCAACCGTAGCTGTCGGTACGCATCTGATTGGCGAAAGCGTGGTGGTGTGGGCCGATGGCACACCGCTGGTGACGGAAGTCAACGGCATCACCGTGCCGAACACCTATACCGTTGACGGTAGCGGCAATATCACGGTCGGCTCGGCCGTCACGAATTGGGTAGCGGGCTTGCCCTACACCGCCCGCTACAAGTCGGCCAAGCTGGCCTATGGCGCCGCTGGCGGCACAGCGATGTTGCAGATGAAGAAGGTCGATGAGGTCGGCCTGATCATGACCGACTTCGTTCGGGCGGGGGTTCGCTATGGATCTCAGTTCGACAATGCCGAAAGGCCGTTGTTCCCGCTCCCGACAATGAAGGGTTTTGCCACGGCCCCGGCCATCGTCCTGAGCGATGTGAACGATGAAGAGGCGTTTGTCTTCCCTGGCGAATGGGACACTGACAGCCGCGTCTGTGTCGAGTGCGCCAGCCCGAACACGATGACGCTGATCTCCATGGTTATATCGGTCACCACCAACGGCTGATGCTCACCATCCATCCGGTCGATCCCTATAGCGTGGCCGTTGCTCTCAACGTGACAATCGACTGGCCGGCCGTCGCCTTCGTGGGGATCGATGATGACCAGTTGGTCGGCGCGTGTGGTTTGGCATGGGGCGGGGAACGATGCTGGCTGTGGCTCCATATCGGGAAGCCAAAACCTGAATATGCAAGGCCGGTTCTGAGAATGGCGCAGCGGCTTCTGCGCAAGGCTGCTCAGCTTGGCGAAACATCGATCTATGCCGTGCGCGATCAGCAATACCGGTCGTCCGCGAAACTCTTGAAACTTGTCGGCTTTGAACTGTCCGAAATCAAAGACGGGCAGGAGGTCCACGTATGTCATTTCTCCCATTGATCGGCGCACTGTTCGGCGGTTCCGCTGCCGCGGCTGGCAGCACAGTCTCAGTCGGCTCAACACTTGGGGCGCTCGGCAGCGTCATTTCCGGCGTGGGCTCGATTGCTGCCGGGGCGGCAGAGAAGAACGCAGCTGATTTCGAAGCCGCGCAGATGGACCAGAAGGCCAAGGAGGAGGTAGCCGCAAGCCAGCGAGACGCCATCGCCAAGCGCCGGGAAGGGGCCATCATCAATTCCAGGGCACAGGCGCTCGCCGCTGCTTCAGGCGGTGGGGCAGGCACCGATGCGCCGACCATCGTGAAACTCATGGGCCAGACTGCGGGCGAGGCTGAATACAACGCGCAGACGGCAATGTATGGCGGCTATTCTCGCGCTGCCGGATTGAGGGACAGCGCCAAGGCAAGGCGCGCGTCTGGTAATGCTTCCCTGCTTGGTTCCGTCATTGGAGGGTTTGGTTCGATGGCCGGCGGCCTCAGCAAGTCCGGTGTGTTCGGCTGATGGCTAAACTCCCGTCAGCCCTCGATTTGAGCGGGCCGGAAAACCTCCGCTCGGGTAGGCAGATCGCTACCATCGATACGAGCGGTATCGGGCGCGGCCTGGAGAGCGCGGGCGCTTCCCTGCAAAACATCGGCGCAGAGCGTCGCCAGCAAGAGAACGTGGTCGATATCGCGCGGGCAGAGGCTGAGAAAGAGAAGGGCTTTCTTGGCATCAAGAATGAATTTGCGCACGACCCCGACTACGCCACCTACAACAAGCGCGCTCCCGCGCAGACCGGCGAAGTCGTCAAGACTGCCGCTAACCTCATCCGTGATCCGCAGATGCGTGAGCGGTGGTCCCTAAGTGCTGGGACCGACGCGCTGCGGGTCAACGACGCCATCAACGACCACGGCGTCACAATGCAGCGGCAGGCCGAGACCAACGCTTTTGACGATGCGCTGGAAACCAATCGCCGGCTCTATGTCGATCCGAACACGCCGCCCGATGTAAGAGCCAAGGCAAAGGCCGATATTGCCGGCGCTATCGATCAGGGGCAGAAGTCTGGCCTTCTTGACCCGAGCCAGGCAGAAGCGCGCCGCAAGCAATATATCGAGGACGCCGAGTTCAGCCGTGGCAAGCTGGCGGTTGATCAGGACCCGTCCATCATTTCCAAGCCGAAAGGTCCCGTCGCTGGAATTGTAGCCGCTGCCGCTGCAAGGCATGGCGTCCCGCCCGCAATCGCCCTTGGCATCGCGCAGATCGAAAGCGGCATGAACCCGAACGCCAAGGCCGGAACATCATCGGCTGGCGGCCTGTTTCAGTTCGTTGACGGCACGGCAGCGCAGTACCATCTGCGCAACAAGTTCGACGCAGAAGCGAATGCCGATGCCGGCGCGCGCCTGACGGCAGACAACATCGCGGGACTGAGGCGCGACCTTGGCCGCGATCCGTCTCCGGGCGAAGTCTACCTTGCGCATTTCAGCGGCTATGGTGTTGCTGAGAAGCTTGCCAAAGCGCCTGCCGATACCCCTGTTAGCGCCATCTTTAGCCCGCAGGCCATCGCTGCCAACCGCTCTATTCTGGCAGGGAAGACAGCCGGCGAAGTCAAGGATTGGGCCGATGCCAAGATGGCGACGGCCATGCACCAGGCCGGCGCCGGGGATAACCCGGATTGGTACAAGGCGCTGTCTCCCGAGCAGCGCTACGCCATTGACAACGAGGTTGACACCCGCAACAACCAGATAGCGGCAGAGACGCGCGGCAATATCGAAGTCGCCACCACGAATGCGCCCGCCGCCATCCTAAGCACCGGGCAATACACTGGCACCATCCCGACGCAGCAGCAGTTCTTCGATGCCTACGGCCCGCAGGAAGGCGCGACACGCTACGATGCGTTCGTTGCCTCGATGCAGACCAACAAGCAGGCTTTCGACATGCGCACGATGTCTGCGGCCGATATCCAGCAGATGGTCAATGCGGCCAAGCCCACGTCATCGGGTGACGATGCTGCGCTTCAGGCCGCTCGATACAAGACGCTTCAGGATGCTCAGGAAGCCACGATCAAGGCGCGTGAAGCCGATCCCGCAACCTACATTCGGCAGGCGTTCCCCGATGTCAACGACAAGTGGAACAATGCCCAGAACGTAGGCAATTACCAGGAGGCGATGGCGGCTTCGATCAAGGCGCAACAGCAGATCGGCATCGTCAACGTCAAGCCGATACCAAAGCCGGTCGTGGACACGGCTGTGAAGGCCTTCAAGGACGAAACGCAGCCACAGGCAAACCGCATCGGAGCCGTTGCCAGCATCGTCATGGCGACGAACGATCCTGCCCAGCGGCAGGCAGCCTTCAACCAGATGGTCGAGCAAGGCTTGCCTGACATTACGCAGGGCGCGTTCGAAGCTCTTTCACGTGGCGATAGTGGAGCGGCGGAGCGCCTGTTTCAGGCAGCCATGGTCGATCCGACGAAACTTGCCGGCAAAATCCCGAATGACATCAAGACTTCCGATATCGATCAGGCGGTGCAGGCCCAGATCATGGACCAGGGCCAGATCGGCGACATCTATTACGGGCTATCGAGCGGTACGGCAGAGAACTACACCCGAGCCCAGCGGGATTCGAAGCTCATCAACAATGCCGTCAACCTTCGCCTCCGCAACGGCGAGACGATGGACCAGGCAATCGCCGGGGTTTCGAAAGACCTCTATGGCGATGTGCAGGTAGTGAACCAGGGCCATATGCAGATCCTTGTCCCGACCAATCAGGACAGGGGCGCAGTCATCACCGAACTCTCTGCAAAACTGCCGGAAGTCGAAGCGGCGCTGAAACAGGCTTTGGCTGTGCCGGCGAGCGCCAATGCATCGGACGGCTCGAAAGCGATCATCCAGGCCGCCGCCGCGAACCACATTCCGAACATCATCGCCAATGGCTTCTTCCGCAATTCCGGCGATGGCTATGTGTTCATCGATCCGTACACCGACAAGGCAGTCTCGGACGATAGCGGCAGCCCGATCATCTTCAGGATCAGCGGCAATCTCCCGCCCGCGCCGACTGGGCCGATAACCAATCTTGGGATGAGCGACACCGACGCTCAGCGGCTCAATCAGATGCGTACGGGGCAGGGCCAGTGAGCGTCTATTCCATGAGCGGCCCGACCTATAGCGGGCTGTCCAAGTTCGACCTATTGGACTCGGCAATGAGCCAGCCGCTCAGCCTGACTTCGACACTGTTCGAGGAAGGCAAGGGCGGCGCGCTGGAAAGCTTCGGCCTTGGCACGCTTCTGCGTCGCGGGGCCTTGCCGGAAGAGGCGCCGGTCCAGGATGGCACGGACGCGAACGGTGATGCCGTTGTCGGGACCGGCGATGTCTATGTCCCGCCGAATGTCGGAATGCGGGATGCACTCATGGGCACCTGGGGCGATACCCCGGCCCAGCTTGAACAGCGCCGGCAGGACGCAGGCGCACTCACGGAGGACCAGTACAAAGCCTCGCCGTCGTTTCGCAAGGATATCCCCTACGATCCCGGCATGACGGAGACGCGGGCCGCCGCACTGGCCGCGATGGATGATGCCAAGAAGGTGCGCGAATTCTATGCGCAGAAGCGGCCGATAGCTGCCTTTCTCGGCTCGATGGCGGGTCAGGCGCTTGATCCGATCAATTATGTCCCGGTCGGCGGGCCGTTGGTCAAAGCGGCTGCGATCGGCCGCTTTGGCAGGATTGGCGGCGAGGCATTGGCGGCCAGTCTCGATGCTGCCGCGAACACCGCCCTGTTCGGGATCGGCACTGCTGATGCCCGTGCCCAACTCGGCGATGACGTTTCGTGGCAGGCATTGATTTCGCAGATCGCCACGGCGGGCTTGATCGGCTCGGCGTTCGGCACCATCCACGGCGCCATAGGGGCGCGCATAGACGTGCGTCGGATGGCAGAGGCAGAACAGCGCCTCTCGACGCTCCGAACCACCATGGAGAGCCGCATTGCCCTGAATGAGGGCATCGACGCGCTTGTCCGAGGAGAAGATGTCAATCTGTCGCCGAATGCGACGGAGCCGCTTGCCCGCATAGCTGGAGAAGTGGCCGGCCTATCGCGGGCTTATGACGATGTGCGAGCAAACCCAACTGGCGATGTACGCGACCCGCTGGTGGCGATCACACCGGATGACATCGAGGGGACTATCGTTGCGCGCGGTGCCTTCAAGGACATCAACGACTTAGAATTCTCCAAACGCGGATGGGGATTGGTCAAGGTCATATGGGGGCACGGCGCAGAGGCCGATCCGGCGAAAGTCTCGCCCGACATGCAGGTCCGCAAAGAAGACATCACCGCGCTACCAACGGTCGTGCGCGAGTTCGAGCCCTCATCACTGAGCCCGGATGGCTTGAGGCGCGAATGGCGCATACAGCGCGGTGATGGCAAAACTGTCGTCTATGCCGATACAATGATGGGGGACCAGGGCAGACACTTGGTGACGGCCTATATCGATCAGCCAAAGCCCGGGTCAATAGCGCCAGAATTGTCAAAGAAAAGACCGGCACCCCTGCCCGAATCCGCCTCGCAGGCTGGTGACCTCACGAGAGATACTATCGGGGGCCGTTCGATTGGCGTTCCCGAAGTCGGGCAGAGTATGCCGGCAAAGGGCAATATAGCGCGTTCGGCGGCCATCGACAACACCAAGGCCAGAACAGAGCCCGTCCCAGAAGGGCGCAAGCAAGCCGAAGCGGCCATCTCCAAGCCAGAAGACACCAAGGCGCTCGCCGCCCAGCATAGCGTCGATCCTGCGACTGGTGCTTTTCCAGAAGAAACCGAAGTGGCTCAGCTCGCCGCAGAGGGCCGCCTGACACCGGACGATGCCGTCACGCTCGCTCAGGCTGAGGCCGATTATCACACCGGCGCCGCTTTCGCTGAAGCCCTCAAGTCGGTTGCGGGGTGCGTGCTTTGAAAATCCACTACAAGATGGGAGTCGATTGCTTTAACGCTGCCAACGCGGCGTCGGGCGAGCAGCTTAACCGCGAGGAGATCGAAGCCGCCTTCCAGCGCATGGCCGAATACAAGGCCAGCCTCCAGGCTTCTGGCGACATCACCAATCTCGGAGACAAGCTGAAATCCTTTGCTGAGCGTGAGGCGGAGCGCACAAAAATTGCTGCGGCCATGCAGCGCCGTCACGCCGCGTTGAATATCCTAGTGCGCGATCGGCTGGACAGAACATTGCAGGGCTTCCTCGCTGCCGGCCTGACACCCAAGCGCGCTTTGCTCGCGGTTCTGGAGGGAACATCGAAGGGTGTTGAAAACAGCCGCAGTTCGGTGGGCGCGCTCAACCTCGCCTACGAGGCCCGCTATATCGGCGATATGTTTGCCGAGATTCAGGCCAAGGCACCTCATCTCATCCACGCATTACGTGATCGCGTACTTGACGCCGACATCGCGCGGGAAATGGCTGAACTGAGGGACGGCGGCAAGCCGGGCATCACCGGCAACAAGGACGCGGAGTATCTTGCCAAGG